AAAATTGATGTGGAAGCGGTGAAGGCCGAAGCTGCCCGCGCCGCCGCCAAAGAAACCGGCGAGATCTATCGTCTCGCTGCCAAGCACAACAAGCGCGAAATGGCTGACGAAGCTGTCAAGAATGGCACCTCGCTGGCTGAGTTCCGGGGTCAGCTTCTGGACGTGATCGGCTCGAAGCCGCTAGACGACAGCGCCATCGGCCTTTCCAAGAAGGAAGTCCGCAACTTCTCGCTGATGCGTGCGATCCGCGCAATGGCTAACCCGTCCGACCGTGGCGCTCGCGCTGCTGCCGAGTTCGAGTTTGAAGCTGCTGCTGAAGCTGCAAAGCGTGACGGCATCGATCCGCAGGGTCTCTACATCCCTGCCGACGTTCGCCGTTCGTGGTCTAAGCGTGACCTGAACACCACCGACGATTCGGCAATGGTTGCCGAGGACTATCGCGGCGGTGACTTCATCGACGTTCTGCGGAACGCATCGTCGGTGATGCAGGCAGGCGCGACCATGCTGACCGGCCTTGTTGGCGATGTCAAAATCCCCAAGAAGACCGCAGCTTCGACCGCAGGCTGGATCTCGACCGAGGGCGGCGCATCGTCCGAGTCCGAGCCGACCTTTGGTCAGGTCACCATGTCGCCGAAGACCCTTGGCGCGTTCACCGACATCACTCGCTTGATGATGATGCAGTCGAGCCTCGACATTGAGGCACTGGTCCGCAACGACCTCTCGACTGGCCTCGCACTGGCGATTGACAACGGTGCGCTTCAGGGTTCTGGTTCGTCCGGTCAACCGACCGGCATCAAGAACACCTCGGGCATCAACGCTCCGACATCGTTCGCGGCGGCAAACCCGACCTTCGCCGAGGTCGTCGCAATGGAGACCGCCGTTGCCGAGGACAACGCCCTCATGGGCAACCTCGCGTACATCCTGCCTGCCAGCATGTACGGCGCTCTGAAGACCACCGTGAAGGACTCTGGTTCGGGCCAGTTCGTTGTCGCGCCTGATGGCTCAATAACGGCTACCGCGCCATTGTGTCGAACCAAGTCACCGCTGGTGACCTGTACTTCGGCAACTTCTCGGACCTGCTGATCGGCATGTATGGCGGTCTCGACATCACCGTCGATCCGTACACTGCATCGACCAGCGGCACGGTTCGCATCGTTGCGCTGCAAACTGTTGACGTTGCCGTCCGCCACGCGGTCAGCTTCGCCTTCAACAACGACGGCGCCTGATGACGCTCACTTGGGGGGGCTTCTCCAGTCCCCCCAATTCTGAACTGGAGAAAACCATGCACCACTATCTGGTCTTGAAGAATTGCGTTGCTGGCGGCGAACGTCGCACGGCTGGCGATGTCATTCAGCTTCCCGCCAGCGAGGGGAACATTTTGATTTCGATGGGTCGCGTTGAGCAAACCTCCGCGCCCAGGGCTGAACCTGTTGTTGAAGATCGTGCTGTCGGCCTGACGGAAGACAGCGCACCCAAGAAGCGGGGTCGCAAGGCAAAAGATGCCCCTGCCGCTGAATGACGATCTAGCATCCATCTTGCTGGTGGATGAGTTTGCTGTCGCCGTCACATATGACGGCGGCACGATTTACGGCATCTTCGACAACGAGACTGTTCCTGTTGACGCCGGCGGTTACGTTCAGGTGCATCAGGAACAACCTCGGCTGACCTGCCGCACGGCTGACGTGCCGAGCATCGCCGAGGATCAACAGATGGTCATTAATGCGGTGACCTATGACATCAAGGCTTGGGTTCATGACGGCACGGGCGTGACAACGGTCCAGTTGGAAAAGGTCTGATGGCTCACATTCGCAAGCAAATCCGAGACCGCGTGGAAAGCATCTTGACAAGCGGTGTGACGCTTGCCACAGGCGGTGTCTATGCGTCTCGGGTGTATCCACTCACGGAAGCCAGGTTGCCCGCTGTGACCGTTTACAGCGGCTCTGAGGCGTCAGGCTTGCAGACCATGGGGGTGAGGACGCTTGCGCGCGATCTCAGCCTTGTGATTGACGCCTATGTGCGGGTGACTGATACCTTTGACGATGATGTGGATGCCTTGTGCGTTCAGATCGAAGAGACCATCGCGGCGGATTACACGCTGAATAGTCTTGTGAAGGATAGTGTCTTGACCAGTACCGAGATTGACTTTGATGGCGATGCAGAGCGTCCTGTGGGCGTGGCTCGCTTAACGTATACGATCCGATATGTTACTACTATCGGTGACGTTGAAACGGCCAGATAACAGGAGGCTCCTATGGCTACACATACCGGCAGCGAAGGGACCGTGAAGGTCGGTTCTAACGCCATTGCAGAAATCCGCTCTTTCTCAATTGAGGAGAGCGCGGACACCCTAGAAGACACGACGATGGGCGATACTGCCCGCACCTACAAACCAAGCCTGACTTCCTTCAGCGGTTCTGTTGATGTTTTTTGGGATGAGACCGACACTACAGGTCAAGGCGCATTGACAATCGGTGCAGAGGTCACGCTGAATCTATATCCAGAGGGTGATACTTCCGGCGACACTTATCTGACCGGATCGGCAATCGTTACAGGACGCTCTGTCAATTCGTCTTTCGACGGTCTGGTCGAGATGTCCATCTCGGTTCAGGGTAACGGCGCACTGACCCAGACCACGGTGTCCTGATGAGCCTGTCAAAGCGCATCGCGGCCAAGCGCGCTGAGAAAGAGCGCAAGGTCATTGAGATCGCTGAATGGGGCGAGGGGGATGATCCCCTTCGTCTCTATTCTTCCGATGTTACCGCCCGCGATCTAGACAAGATTCAGCGCAAGCATCCTGGCTTCCTGAGCGATGTCACTATGGCAGGCATGGTCGAAGTGATCATTGACAAGTGTGAACTGGAAACCGGCGATAAGGCATTCACACTAGAGGATAAGGTAATCCTAATGGGGGAGCCTATCTCGGTCATTACCAAGGTTTTTGGTGAAGTGTTCACGGGTGCCAACGTCGAGGACCACCTAAAAAACTAAAGGGCGACCCGTTCAGAATGAACTTGATCGCGCTGGCTGACCGGCTTGGCAAGACAATCTCCGAGATTGAGGAAATCAGCGTAAGCGAGTATAATGAATGGGTCGCATATTTCATGATCCTTGAGGAGCGCGAGAAAAATGGCACAAGGTCTCGGTGAAAACCTCGCGATCAACATAGGCGTGAATGTCACGGGTCTGCCGCAGGTTCAGCAGGTTCAGGCTCGGATGACCAGTCTGAACAAGACGATCCAAAAGTCCACCTCGCAGTACAATACGAACGCTGTGGCCACGAACAAGTGGGCCAAGGGCGCGCTTCAGCAGGCTGGTTATCAGGTCGGTGACTTTGCCGTACAGGTGGCGAACGGTACGAGCAAGATGCAGGCGTTTGGTCAGCAGGGTTCGCAGCTTGCGGGCATATTCGGGCCAGTCGGCGCGATCATAGGCGCAGGCATTGCCATTGTGTCAGCGTTTGCTGTTGCTGCGGAGAAGGCATCAGGTAACGTAATGTCTTTGGCGAAGGCTGCGGCCAATCTGCGTTCAGAAATCAACGACCTCAAAACACAAGTCGATCTTTTAAATTTCGGGGCCAAATCCGAGGAGGAATTGGCGTTCCTCAAGGAAATAGATAAAAAGCAGCGCGAGTTGAACGGCCTCCTCTCGGAACGCGAGAAGTTGATCACCCGTCAAGCCCAAATACTGATGCGTGACAGAAAATTCCAAGACGATGAAGTGGCCGCACAGCGAAAAGCTGTCGAAATTGTAGATAAACAGTTAGCCGCGCGTGGCAAAATAATTGAAAAGACCAGGGAAGAGTTGCAAGGGTTTCGCGACAGACTTTCATCCCTCAAGAAGCACTTAGAAGCCGCTAATGATATTTTGGGGACGGAAGAGGGATTGAAGGCGGCAGTCTTGGCTAACAACAAGTTGTTCGAAGATAGAGCGGCAATCATGGAAAGCGCAGCTTTGGCCACAAACAAGCAAATGATGGCTGTCGAGTTGGCACATGCGCGAATTGCTGGAAAGGCCGCGAAAGATGCCGCAGAACGTGCCAAAGCCGAGGATGCGGCGAGACGACTTCAATACAAATTCGATTTGGCGTCGTATGGTGCTGGAAGGGCTGGGGCGGGAAAAGCGATGGGGATGGAACCTCCGGCGGTCGCTGCCGCTAGGGCAGCCGTCAGCAATGTCAAAGATGAGTTCGAATCGATGTTCAAGGAGTTGGATAATCAGGTAAATTCCTTTGCATCCTCAATCGCCGACGCGATGTCATCAGGGTTCATGGCCATGATCGATGGAACGAAGTCGGTCAAAGACGCATTCCGCGCGATGGCGGCGGATATTGTCAGGGAACTGTACCGTGTGCTGGTCGTTCAGCAACTTGTCGGCGGGTTTGACGCCAAGACAGGGGAGAGGAGCGGCGTTGTGGGTGCCTTGATGGGCGGATTCGCAGGCAAACGCGCAATGGGCGGTCCCGTCACGGGCGGTAAGGCTTACGTTGTGGGTGAGAGAGGCCCGGAGGCGTTCATCCCGACACGGAGCGGCTACATCGCTCCGAACGTGTCCGCTAGCGCCACACCAAGTGTGACCATCAACCAGACGTTCACTGGTGGTGTGACACAAGGCGATCTGGCGCGGATGCTGCCTCAAATCACAGAGATGACCAAACGCGCGATCATTGATCAGGTGCAGCGCGGTGGTGCAACGGCGAGGGTGTTCAGATGACGAACTACACACTCCCGACTGTGACGGGCTTTCAGTCGATCAGCATCCGACAGGCGCAGCGGGTCAGGTTGACAGACAGCCCGTTCACGTTCGTGCAGCAAGTCTTGTCTTACGCCGGTCAGCGGTGGGAAGCTGACATCACACTTCCCCCGATGAAACACACAGCGGCGCGAGAATGGATTGCTTTTCTCAGTCAGTTGCATGGTCCGACGCACACATTCACGATGGGTGATCCACTCGGTGCTACGGCGGCGGGCGAGGCGGGCGGTACTCCCCTTGTGGCTGGTGCGAGTCAGACAGGTGCGACGTTGAACGTGGACGGATGCACGGTCAGTCAAACCGACTGGCTCAAAGCGGGTGATTACATCCAACTCGGAACGGGCGCGGATGCGCGTCTCCACATGGTCACAGCGGACGTTGACACAGACGGGACGGGTGCCGCAACACTGACATTGTGGCCGGATATAACCACCGCACCGTCAGACAACAATTCTGTTATCGTGTCCAACACAGTCGGCGCGTGGCGCTTGGCGTCATCGACTATCGGATGGGATGCAAATGAAGCGTCGGTCTACGGACTGACATTTTCGGCGGTCAGTGTGGTGACATGACCGGACGGAACTTACCTGCCGACGTATCAACAGCAATCGGTGGTGATAAGGTCGATGTGTTTTGGGCGGTCGATCTGCTTTTCGACAGCCCGAACCAACTCTATTTCTGGTCAGGCATCGGTGATCTCGTCCTGGACGGTAACACATACACCGGGGCCGGTGAACTGCTGCAAATATCCGATATTCGGGAGAGTTCCGACATTGCCGCATATGGCGCGACACTCACGTTGTCCGGTATCCCGTCGAGTCTTGTTTCTCTCGCGCTTGCCGAACCATATCAGGGTCGAAGCTGTATCGTGAAGTTTGGCATCCTTGCGACCGGATCCGTCGCCTATTTGTTGATGGAGACAGGTGATTTTCTCCTGTTAGAGACGGGCGACAAGATCATCATCGAGGGGACGGACGCCGTAACGTCCGCGTTCACCGTGTTCTCTGGTGAAATGGACCAGATGACATTCGATCACGGACCGGAAACCACCACAATCGCGCTTGACGTGGAGAGTCGATTGATCGACCTGCAACGTCCTCGTATTCGTCGGTACACTCACACGGATCAGATCACCCGTTTCCCTAATGACATGTTTTTCGAGTTCAACACACGCATTCAAACAGAGAGCTTGGAGTGGGGCGGATGACTTTGAGCGCGTACATGACGAGGATGCGCGACGTACCTTTCGGATATGGTCGCAACGATTGCTTGTCGTTTGTATCCGGTGCGCTCAGGGCGCAGGGGTTATCAACATTACCGACCGAGTGGAGCGAGGGGTACAGTGACATCAAGGGTGCGATTCGGCGCGAGCGCGAACTTGTGGGCAAGTCTCGTCACCGCAACATCATAGAGGCGATGGATGACATGTATCAACGGGTTTTCACGCTGTTTCCGACAGACGGATCAATCGTCGCGCGTCGGGAGAGTGGACCACTCGGATACACATTCGGTGTGGTGTATCGCGGAGGTTGCGCTTTCGTGTCCGAGCGCGGCATAATTGAGGACCAAGTTCGACCTGGCGATATGTTCTGGACCGTGCGATGAAAAAGCTACTCTTAGTCACCGCGTCTGTAATCGCTCTATCCACCGCACCGACGAGGGCCGATCCGGTGAGTGCCGCCGTTGCGCTGGCATCCACGGCAAGCAGTGCGTTTCTTGGTGGTGGTTTGGCGTCCGTGTTCGGACTCACCGGCGCAGCAAACTTTGCAGCAAACTTCGCGATCCGTGCCGCACTCGGCTACGCACTGAACGCACTGACCGCCAAGCCCAACGCGGTTACGCGAGGGTACAGTACAACCGTCAATGCGCTCGGCGCGGCATTACCACATCAAGTCATCTACGGTGAGGTCGTCACGGGCGGGGCGGTGACGTACCAATCACTGACGGGTGTCAGTAGCGAGTACCTCCACCGGGTGATTTGCTTCGCTGGTCACGAAATTGACAGCTACCAAACGATATACGTCAACGGGGAAGCCGTGACACTTGACGGGTCTGGTAACGTCACCGCACCGTCGAAGTGGGTCGGCAAGATCAGGATAAAGGAATACCTCGGCACAACGTCACAGGCGGCAGATAGTGATCTGTCAACGGAAGTCTCCGAGTGGACCACGGCGCACCAAGGCAAAGGGATAGCGTATCTGTATGTGCGGTTTATGAACGCCTCGACGTTCCCAAACGGAACACCTGTGGTGACTGCGAAGATCAGGGGCAAGAAAGTGGAGGACACCCGGACCAGTACAACCGCTTGGTCTGACAATCCAGCACTCTGCATCCGCGATTATCTTTTGTCGGGGTATGGTCTGGGTGAGAGTTCCACCAACATTGACGACACCTTGTTCGAGGCGGCGGCGACCGCGTGCGAAGTGCAGATTGGTGGCGCGGACACTTACACATGTAACGGCGCGTTTCTGCTGGACGCTTCCCCGGAGGGCATCATCCGATCAATGTTGTCCTCAATGGGCGGGACGTTTTGGAATTACGGCGGGAATTGGGCGACTCGTGCGGCAGGTTACGTCACACCGACCCTGACACTGAACGAGGATGACTTGCGAACCAATGTCACAATCGCCACGCGCCATTCCAGGCGTGACAATTTCAACGCCGTACACGGTACATACAGAGGGGCCGAAACGGATTGGCAGGAAGATAACTACACATCTATCAATCCGGGTCTGTTTCTTTACGAGGACAACGACATCGAAGCGATTGCTGAATTGCCGCTGTTGTTCACATCGACCGACACGATGGCGCAGCGGATTGCGCGGACATTCCTGCGCCGGAACCGGGAACAAATCACCGTCACTGCTGGTTTCGGTCTCGCCGCACTTGATCTGAAAGTAAGCGATACGGTCATGCTTACTGTGTCTCATTACGGTTGGTCGCAGAAAGTATTCGAAGTTGTGGATTGGCGGATGGGGATGACTTCTGATATGGATATAGTCATCAACATGATCTTGCGTGAAATGAGTGAGGAAGTGTTTACGGGGATTGTTCGCGGTCTTGAGGACGAAAGCGCCAACACGCTGACCGACGAAAGCGGCAACACATTGGAGGCAATAGCGGCGTAATGGTAAAGATTAACGACACCACAAGTTTCCCGAACACCACGCCTGCGCTCGGCGATCATGTTCCAGGAACGGATGTAAGCAACACAGCCAACAGCGCGGACGGTGAAACCGTCACGTTTTTGATGAGCTCCATAGCGACGTTGTTGGCGGACACCAGCGTAACAGGCATGCCGATCAACGAAGCAGCATGGCACCCGTATAACGCCGCGACGGTTGGCGACGGTAACGACGGGATGTTGTTCGATCACGATGTTGACGGCAATAGCAACTTTTTCTCTTTCACCCCGGAGGCCGGTTACGACTACAGAATCGTATTTGAAGACCTCAGTCACAATCACACTAGTGATCGGGATTTGGAGCTTAGTGTCACAGGGACATCAACCGCCGAGACATTGTTCGATGTTGAGGCGGCGATGGCTCGTACCGAAAATGTTAGTGGGTTTGTCGAATTATTCGCTCCTGCTGACCTGACAAGCATAAAACAAGTGAAGTTTGCTTCTATCCTGAATATGTCTGCCGGGGCATTTTCGGGCGCGAATATCGCGGGTAGAGCATTGAAATACTCGACGGAGGAAGCCATTGCGACGATCGATTTGCGCTTTTCTGGCAATTACATAATGGATAGCGGAAAGATATGGCTTCTGCGCCGCAGGAACTATCAGAAGGGGTGATCTGAAATGGCCGACACAAAAGTAAGCGCACTTGGCACGGTCGTCCCGATAAAGACTGACGTTCTGTACGTTGTGGACAACCCGACCGGAACGCCAGTCTCAGGCAAGGCCACAATCGAGAACGTGGTGTCACCCCTGATCGGTGACACGGTACAAGCGTATGACGCAACACTGACCAGCATTGCGGCGCTTGGCACCGCAGCGGACAAGATTGCCTACACCACAGGCGTGGACACTTGGGCGGAAGCGGCGATCACGTCGTTTGGTCGCAGTCTCATTGACGATGCGGACGCTTCGGCGGCGAGAACCACGTTGGGGGTAGATGCTGCCGGAACGGACAATTCAACAAACGTCACGATTGCCGCAGGTTTGGATTACATCACCATCTCTGGGCAAGAATTGACGCTCGGTGACATCACTATCGACGACATGGCGGATATGGCGACAGACAGTTTCCTTGGTCGCACCACCGCCGCAACTGGTCCCGTGGAGGTTCTCAGCAAGGCCGACGCACTAGCTATCTTGAATGTTGAGGACGGTGCGACAGCGGACCAATCCAATGCCGAAATCGAAACGGCTTACAACGCGCAGGTTTCCGTCGTTTCGCAAGGTGACGCAGAAGCCGGGACAAGTTCCACCGTTTATCGCTGGACGCCGCTTCGAGTAGCGCAGGCGATTGCGGCATTGGCGGCGGGTGGGTTACAGAACAACTATGTCGCCACGACCGATCCGGGTGCGACCGACGACACGAACGCTGGGTATTCGGTCGGCTCGGTCTGGATCAACACGACAAGCGACGAGAGTTTCAAGTGCGCCGACAACACGGCAAGTGCCGCTGTATGGGTCAAGACCAGCCTGACAACGGACGAACTTGCAACCGTGGCCGTAAGTGGCGACTCTGACGATCTGACCGAGGGTGCGACAAAACTCCTACTTACGTCAGCGGAGCGGTCGAAACTCTCCGGCATTGAGGCGTTGGCTGATGTGACCGACAGCACCAACGTGGCGGCAGCTTTGGTCACTCTCGGATACGACGCCGACCTTGCCACGATGTCTCTACCTGCAAGCACAACTATTAGTGCATTCGGCGCTACTCTAGTTGACGACGCGGACGCCGCAACAGCGCGAACAACCCTTGGTCTGGCTATTGGAACTGACGTTCAGGCGTATGACGCTGACACCATGAAGACCGATGTCGCTCAGACAATGACCGCGCAGCTTACTGTCAAAGAGACAGCCGAAACAGTTTACACTCTAACTGGAACTGACGTTGATCCCGCGAATGGCACGATCCAAAAGAAGACGGAGACAGGTTCTGCAACTCTCACGGGGAACAACTTCGCCGCTGGACAGAGCGTCACATTGATCCTGACGGCTCCGACGGCGGTTACCTTTACAGGTTTCAACTGGATTACATCAGACGGCAGTGGGCCTACGCTTGGCTCAAACAACGACACATTTGTTCTCTACTACGACGGAACAACGAAGTTCGTTACATATGTGGGGAACGACGGGTGATCCTTGCTGAGAAATTAAAATCGGCAGTCTTGGCTACGCAAGCTGGCGCTCCAAGCGTCATCCAGTACGCTGTTGGAAGCAGAGCAACCAACCCGAGTGTGACAACAATGAGCGGCTTGACGAACGGTAATCTGCTCGTACTGACTGGGGCGATGAGCGGCACTGCCAGTTGGGACAATCTCAACTTGGCCAGCCAAGGCCTCACGCAGCAGAACTCCTTTACAACAGAAACCCACCCAGGGGTGTTCGTGGCAACTCGCGTAATCGACGGAACCGAGGCAGCGTCCTACTCTGTCACTGAAGCCGCCACTTCGGTGCTCGCCCTCATGGAAATCAGCGGCACGTTTGATGTTTGCGGAGACTCTAGCCGGAATGGCTCCGACCTCACATTCGACATTAGCGGCATTACAGTCACCAACAACAACAGCTTGCTCTTTGCGATTGGCGCGGTTTCACATGATTACGCGCTGACAATGCCAAGCGGCATGACCGAAGTATTCAACAACTCTGGCAGTGGCGATCCGGGGCTGGCAGTTGCATACGAGTCCGTAAATTCAGGCGCGACCGGAACAAGACAAATTAGCAGACCTGGCACTACCGCTGGTATTGGCGGCGTGATGTTCGCGGTTTATTGAGGAGAGTGACATGGAATATGTAAAAATTACAAACGGAACTCCTAAGACTTATTCAATCGGGCAACTTCGCAAGGACAACCCCGAAACAGCTTTCGCCAAAGATATTTCCGATCAGGCGCTGGCTGAATGGGGCGTGCGCCCTTGCGCGGTACCCGCCTATCCTGACTGCGACCCACTTGTAGAAAGGGTGGTGGACGATGGGTTCGAACAGGACGCACATGGCAACTGGTCGAGGAAGTACGCGGTTGTCCAGCGGTCTCAATCCGAGGCCGAGTCCAATGTGCGGGATCGTCGTAATGTTTTATTGAGCGCTGCCGACTTCACTCAGCTTGCAGACAGTCAAGTGGACAAGGCTATGTGGGCAGCTTATCGTCAAGCCCTTAGAGACATTCCGGCGCAAGTTGGCTTTCCGTTCTCAGTGACTTGGCCTACAGAACCGGAGTAACCATCAATGCACTTGCTTGTGAAATATTGATATGAAGGGCGGCTGCGATGGACCAAAAAGTGTTAGCTGGCATGTTCGCCGCAGTTGTTATGGCTGTCCTTTCATGGATGGCCAACACTACGATGGAGCTAAAGATGGCTGTGCAGAGGCTAGAGATCATCCTTCTGGACGACGCATTGACTAAGTGAGAATGATTATGGAACTGCTCGTAAAATTCTGGCCTGTACTCGCTGGTTTTTTGACCCTGATCGTCTGGCTGATTAGGCTGGAGTCTCGCGCAATGGACAACACTAGGGAGATCAAGCGCCTCTGGAATCAACGCCGCGAGGACTTAGAGGCGTCAAATCGGTCGCGTGAAGACCTAAATAAAATGCTGGCCGAAATTAGGGACGACATCAAGGCGCTGATTGCAAAGGTGGGGAAATGAAACCAAATATAGAGACAATCAATCTTATCAAGACGTTTGAGGGGCTAAGGCTTGAAGCTTATTTAGACCCCGTTGGCATTGTCACTATCGGTTACGGCTATACCAATGACGCTGGGTTTGGACCCGGAGTAAAGCTCGGCGATAAGTGGAGCAAAAGGCTGGCGGAAGAAATGCTGGCTCTGGGGCTTGAGAAGTTTGGCCACACCATCCTGCCGATGATGACCCGCGCACCGACGCAGAGCCAGTTCGGAGCCATGCTCTCGCTGGCTTGGAACATTGGCACTGGGGCTTTCAGGAAATCCACTTGCCTCAAGCGGTTCAATTCTGGCGACATTGAGGGCGCAGCAGAGGCGCTGACGTGGTTCAACAAAGCTGGCGGGAAGGTTCTGAGGGGGCTTGTACGCCGCCGTGAGGCAGAGGCAAAGCTGATGCTGTCTGACATTGACGACAGACCCATAG